GGCGGGGAAGGAGTTCGAGATGGAGATCATCGCTCTCAGATTCCTCGCTTTTGTTGTCCGTGCATTATTGGGTTTGGGTACTAACGGTTTGTGGGGGGCATTGGCAACTGCCGTAGCCTGCTTTGTATGGGCTGAGAGCTTGGCGGCCTTGCGTGTCGTCGGGTTTGGGTGTATATATGCTCTGTTTGGTTTTACCCGCACTTGTTTGAGGGATTACTTTTGTACATATTTGAATGGGCACATTAGAGCTTTCTGGGGCGAGCTCTATTGTAGTATTACTGTAATGTTCTCGTGCTGGAGAATGTATTTTACAATGAGGTCGCGTAGGAGAAAGGTGGCTCTGGACGTGTCACGGCGGGTCGGGAGAGTCTTACAGGTCTTAGACCTGGAAGGTTTGGAGGATGCTGTTGAGATGGTAAACAACGGACAGTTTGTGCGAGCCTCAGTGCTATACAGCCGGAGATGCCGTTTAGCATTGAGGTTCCCCAAATATTCATCTGCCAATGAGCAGATCGTTGTTGATTGGCTCAACCGCAACCTACCTGAGGATATGCCGTTCTCAACAAGGTTTAAAATCATTCCGTTGGCCGCTAAGCTGACGTTCGTCAAGTCTCAACGTGAGTTGAGGGCTGACGAATATTTTGAGTATTTTAAGCCTTGGCTGGAACAAGCATAGTGGTGCCGAGCCGTGCTCAATGGATGTGAGGCCACAACAACCAACATAGTGGATGCCATTGAGGTTCTCTCACGGTCCGGAGTAGTGAGATCGCGACAAGCATTTGTATATAGTTGCGGACAAATACGCGACAATGTGTTTTTTTACAACAACACCCTTTCTGTTGCAATGAGGGCACTCACAGAAAGGTTGTACCTGGTTAAGGGCAGGACGGGTTTTGTACCCTGCCCCCGACCTACAGCATCATTTCTCACTTTACACTATTTTGAGCGTGCCGTGCGCCGCAGCTTTCGTGCTCTTCCATCAGCGTGGACGACTGAAGAGTTTGTCAATTCTTACGCTGGTTCGTTGAAGAACAGATACGCTGTTGCTGCTACGAAGTACACTATGCGCGGTGTGCGACGTAATGACGGTTACCTAAAGACCTTTATCAAGGCCGAGCTGTATAACGGTACAAAGAAATCAAACCCTTGTCCCAGGCTTATCCAACCTAGGGACCCTGTATATAACATAGGTATTGGACGCTTCATTCGCCCCTCCGAGAAACTGATCTATAGAGCCATAGATTCGGTCTTCGGCCACCATGTCGTCTTGAAGTGTGATAATATGTGGAAAAGAGCCACCCACATTGTTGAATATTGGTCGGAGTTTCGCCGACCATGCTTCGTGGGCCTAGATGCTTCACGGTTTGATCAACATGTCAGCCGTCAAGCACTAGAGTTTGAGCACAGCTTGTATAATAGGATTTTCCGAGATCCAGAGTTAGCAAAGCTGTTGAGTTGGCAGATCGATCAGAAGGGATTTGCCAACATGAAAGACGGTTGCCTTAGGTATACCGTCGAGGGATGTAGGGCCTCGGGGGACATGAACACGGCTCTTGGGAATGTTTATATCATGTGCGCCATCACACACCATTACCTCAGAGATCTGGGCGTGAAATATCGCTTTATTAATGACGGTGATGATTGCGGTATTTTCATTGAGCAAGAACACGCACATTTGTTGGACGGACTACCTCAACACCATCTTGCCTATGGATTTGAGATGGAGGTGGAACCCCCTGCTTATGAACTTGAGCATGTGGAGTTTTGCCAGTGTCGGCCTGTGCAGTTGTCATCCGATCGTTGGATGATGGTGCGCAATGTCCATAAAGCCATGCTGCATGATTGGGTCGTGTTGACCACGCGCGACTGGGCCACCACCGAGGAGGTGTTAGTGGCTACAGCTCGCTGCGGGTTGGCTCTATACGCAGATGTTCCGGTATTGTCCGAAATGTATTTGGCTATGAGCCGGTTTCCATGTCGTGAAAACGTGGTCAGGAAAATACTTGAAAAGGAGTTTTCAGGCCACGGACGTACATGGAGACTGTTCGCTTCCCAGCACCGCCAGTTTCCTGTGGATGAGACGATAGCCCGGGTTTCTTTTTACAAAGCTTTTGGCATGCTCCCTGATGAACAAATGACCCACGAAGACACTTACCGGGCATTCACTTCGGTGAATATAATTAACAAGGACGACATTTTCACAACCTCCCGTGAAGGTATCCAATACATGTTAGATAGATAAATACAATGACACGCAAACAGAAACAAAATGTACAGAAAAAGAAGAAGGGTGGCAGGAGGAAGAAACAATACACCGGTGCTGACTCCTTTTACCTCAAGGCTCTTAGGCATTATGACAATTTGGTTAGGGACCCTTGTTCGGCTGATTTAGCACATCCTCCCTACACTGGCACCGACACTGGGTATTTGATCCGAGTTACTGACCAACTCAGTTTACCCTCCATAGTAATTGGGTCTGGTACTGTTGGAGCTCGCATCCCTGTGAATGGTATCATCCAGATTTGTCCCACCCAGTATCCGGCCTATTTGTCTGGTTCTGGGTCTGCTATTAATCCGAGCTTGGGTTTGGTCACCCAGCCTGGCAATTTTCTAGCATCATCTTCCGTGCGGTCTTATCGCTGTGTTGCTGCTTGCTTGAAATGGGTGCCCGCTGGTTCCATCGCCAACCGTTCAGGAGTGGTTGGGGTTGGTTATATGCCTTCCCCTCCCGCTTTCACTACTGGAGTACAAACCATTTCCAGCTTCATTTCATCTTCGTTGGAGCGTGTACCCAATGGAGGAGGGATGCACGAAGTTAGGTGGTTGCCCACTGCCGCTGATGAGGCGTTCAATGGCTTCAACGCTTCAGTTGCCACAGGACCTTCTAATGGAACTCTGTTTGCTGTGCTTAATAACGTGGATGGGACTGTTTTGACTCCTACTACAGCGGGTGTGGATGGGTTCTTTGAGTATACCGGCGTGTATGAGTGGATTCCCCAGGCTGCCAATTCTTTGACAGCTGCCCCTATGACACCATTGCCATTCAACACCCAGCAACACCAGTCTACCATCGGAGACCTTGGAGCGTATTTGCTGCAGGGAGTCCGTGTGGCTGCAGGTGCGGCTGGTCGTGGAGTTATGACTGGCATGATGCAAACGGTGGCACAAACGTTGGGGTCTAATACAAGCACGCGCAGGTATGCGTCATCGGTTCCTCTCATATTGTCCGCTTCTTAGGAAAGACAGCCTTTTAGTGTTAGTAATACAAATTTGGTGGAATATTGTGTTGTATGTTGGTTTTTAAACAGGTTGGGGGGAACGCCCATAAGCGGCTGCTACCGTTGGGAGGCGGTTAACAAGGCAGTTAGCGAGGTTGGGGTTTCTTTGGTTCGCATTTAAGCCGGTGGTGTACAAGCCACGAAAATTGCTAGGACTCTCCGTGGCGCGCATGCCGGGGGTTAGGAGATGTCCTTGGTTGGAGAACA